TTTGTTGTGTGTTAGAAGGCGGTGTATCTTCCTGGAGCTGTGAACCAAAGTAGGCAGCCATCTTCAGCACCAGTGGATTGTTGCCAAAGCTTGGATCGTTGACTTCTTCTGCGGTGAGTACGCCGTTTGCAATCAGGTTGCCTGCTGCACTATGTGCATATTTGAAGTTTTGATCTGCTTCACCGCCCCATGCTTCAGTCATCTTTTGCACAGCGGTTTCATTATCCAGCGCTGCATTGGCTTCCATTAGTGTTGGAATAAGCTCGTTATATTCGCCAAGCAGGAAGCCTAATTTCTCGTTATCAAAACCTGCAGCACGTGCACGTTCCAAAAACTCCTGGTTCTCAGGAATAGCTTTGAATTCGTCAAAGTCAAATCCTTCAACATTCACTTCATAGCCATCAATAGATTCAGGGACGACTGGTGCAGCTGGTGGCTCAGTTGGTGGGTTTTGATCACCTGGATTTGAATCATCAGCTGGCGGCGTCATCGCGCTTGGTGCTGGTGCTGGATTTGTTTCTACTGGTGGTACTTCTGGATTGTTTACTGGATCAGTCATTTACTTCTTCCTTATAGTCGGGATCGTTTGCACGGTTAATTTGTTTGTAGATAAAGCCAATTACATCGGCCTGACCTGCACGAAAACAGGATTCACGCTCGGCATCATGGCCACCACGTACATAGCTGGATTTATTGGCATATACAGACGTAAGGTGAGCAAGGATTCGCTGCCCATGGAAATCCAGGTCAAATACATTGCGGTACGTTTCTGGTGTGGCTGTGCGTGTGATTTGCACCTTCACGAATGCGCCACGCTCTTGTTCTTCTTCCTGGACTGGTTCTGCTGTCTTCTGCGGATTTTCAGCATAGAACTGCATCCGAGCTTTGAAAATCGCTGCTTCTTCTTGGGCGCGTTGCCAGCGATAATGGAATGTGACAGCTGCAACAGTCGCAATCAGAAGAAGGATTGCCAGTACTGCGATAACTAAAATCATTGCATCACCTCAGTTCCAATTTGTTTTTCGATACCCTTAGCTACTGCACTGCCTGCCATCTGCATCATGGCTTGCTGCTGTTGTTGCTGGGCTTGTTCTTCCTGGGCTTTCTGACGCGCTTTGCGTAGTTCGGCTACTTCATCGCTGGTGCGCATAACGCTTTGCGGTACACCACGACCATTTCCAGTGATCGTTGCTACGGCGTCAAAATCAATGTTGTCCAGAATGGTTGGCTCTACAGCTGCTGCATTTCCCATGCTCATGATGTATTGCTCAGTGGCATAGACTTCTTCCATACGCTGAGAACGTGCTAGTGGTGATACAAATTTGAATGAAAGGTTGCGGCCCCACAGCTCTTCTGGTGGTTGCCCTAAAACACCATCACGCAATGCCAGACCGAAGCAGCGATCAAGAATAGATTTGAGATATTCAGCCTGTAGACGTCCATACATCGGGCCGAGCAACTGACGGATCAGTTCGACACGTGTATTGATTTCCGTTGCTGTCATCTGCTGCGTGCCTACTGGTGGCAACTGGTCAGCCATTAACTTTCTGCGAATGCCGCCTTGTAGATTATTCATCAGGTATTCAGCAAGCTGGAATGTGGTGCCATCATCCAAGCGCTTCATTGAATCAACGCTATTGGCCACAATCACTTTACGTGGACCAATACGCACGGTATGAGGATTTAATACGCCGTCATCCTCAGCAATCCACATTCCACCTAACTGCATTTCGGTGGAACGAACAGTGTTCTTCATCATCTCGTTCACTGTCTTCGCATCAGGCAACGCCAAAGTCATCTGACCATTGCCATAAACAGAGTTTGGCAACTTGCGCAGACGTGGCACCGAACAAGGAAATTCGTGATAGCCGGATTCCTTCATCATATGATTGTTGGCAATATCGATGTGTTTTGATGCAAAAGGCATGGCTTTGTTGATCTGACCTGCACCAGCCTGCTTACGTGGTTCAATCACATGCAGTAATTTCAGCTTGGTATCTGGTGCATTCTTGGCTGTTTCGATCACTGTGTAGTGACAGTTCTTTTCACCATAGGTGTTGACCATTGTTGCCGCAGTCATTTCATGTTCACGGTAAATTGTGTCAATCAGACCGTCTGAACGTGTAGATCCGAGGAAGCAACTACCAATAGGCCATGATTCAAAGACGTAACCACCACCAGCTTCACGATCAATATCGATGTACATCACACCCCAGCCAGCCGTTACAACGTCTGTGAGCGTGTCAAAGTTCTCAGAATCGAAGTTTGCACCATGGATATTGCGCCACATGAACTGACACACATCCTCAAGCCAGCGTTCACCTTCTGTGACTTCTGATAAATCATCGATACCATCCGGCTGTGCTTTAAACCAGATTGCATTTGCAGGCGTCACACCATTCATGATCATTGAAACAAGGACCTGAATAGAGTCTGCTGCTGTTGAGTCATACAGATCAGCACGATCAGTTTCACGCTGATTCTTTACATCTGCACCCTGGAATGACTGCTGACGCTCAGGCGCACCAAAGCGATAGCATTCAGCCCAGTGCGACTCATACTGTGCACGCGCAGCCTTGAGCTGACTTAATCGGGTGCAGTACTGTCGAGCGTCATTGTTCATTATCCACCGCCTAATGTTGATTTATTTCCAGCATCGCCATTGCTGCCTAGGACACTTAACGATCCACTAGATCGACTGGTACGGCGCATAGCTTTCTTCATATTGGTTTCCGCCGTTGCCTTTTCTGCTGCACGACGCGCATCACCTTCTGGATCCTGCTTCACTACTTTTGGTTTAGATCCCATGGTTATCCCCCTGCTGAATCCCAGCCGCGTTCAGTCAATACGCCGTGAATGTGTTTAACTTCGGCAGGTTTGGATTCAAGTGCTTGTGGTGCTGCGGATTTGGTTGAAGCTTTAGATTTTGCTTCCAGCTCTTTGATTTTCGCTTCTGCTTCAGCGAGCTTTTGCGCTACGGCATCAAACTGCTCTACAGGCACAAGAGCTACTTCTGGCGCATTTTCATTAGTAGAAGGGTCAGCACCAGTGATGCTTTCTAACGCTGCATCAGCCTGTTGAGCTGTAGTTGGTTGAGTGACTTCTTTTTCTTCAGGTTTAGGTGTTGCACCTGGTGTATTTACTTTTCGAGCTGCCATAAAAAAACCCTATCGTTGGTTGATAGGGTTACTGTGGGGGTATGGGTGTTTGGGTTTGTTGGGTGTTTAATTCACTCCGAATACTGAAAAAAGAATACAAGCCAATCCAAAACCAAATAACGCGCCAAGCGCAAATTCACTATTCAACTTCCAATCTCCCGATCCAACTCATCAATCACCTGATCACACAGGCCGCCGTCTTCAAATATGTCCAGCTGCCCGATCTTGTACTTGTATGTCATCCATTCGCCTTCTAACGGATAACGTATAATTCCTGTCTCCATACGCCATAACTCGATAAATGCTGCGCCGTTGTCGTAGTTCGGGATTCCACCACGTGCCCATTCAGACACAGTGGAAGCACCAGACACAGGCAGAAGGAATGCAATCTTTTCATGCGTCCAACCTAAACGACTCAGATCCAGGATCATGCGATTGAAGTCTGGACGTTTGTAGTTGCGCATCTTTAACTTGAACTCTTTGACCTTTTTCTGGGTGTTGAGATTGATAAAACGCGCGCGCGCGCGAGGGTCGTTCGTATAAACCCCATTTACTCCACTTCCGCCGACCAGCTGCAGCTCACTTGAACTTCCCATTTGCAACCCCTTCTAATCCCAAACTACGGTTATTAATTTTTTTAAAGTTCCCAAACTTTTAAACTAATCATTCCACCTGGTACCACGGCGCCACGTTTCACAATTAATTCATCAAATTGCTCATCGTCTTCACAAAATCCACATTTCACCAAGGAATCGATTGTTGCTTTCAAGTGGTTATCGATGTCCCGTTTCTGGTGTGTAGGGAAATGAAAAATAACTTCCAGTTTTAATCGTGTTGTCAGCCGTAATGCCGGGATCAGGGCAATAACAACGGCATGAAAATCTCTCGCCTTGTCACTTAACCTCATGCCCTTACCGTAACGTTCCCAATAGTGATTGACACTCGGTGGCGTTGTGGCAATTTCACATGACAAAACCAGTTCTTCTTCATAGTCCGTATTTCTCACTGATTTCGCGTCTACGGCGTTTTTCTTTGATTTCTGTACCTTTGCTTGGTTTTGTTGTTTAGTGCGCTCCTGAGAAGTTTTAGCCCTGCTACGGTGGATTTTTAAGTGTGTTTGTAAGTACTCTTCACTCCATCTCAATGTCATGCTGCCATTTCCTTTTGTTTGATCCTGACTGCATTCTGTTTTTCCAGTTCTTCAATCTGATCCATAACTGCAAGGATTCTCTGATACTCAACTGTGGTCAGTGGGCATTTACGCTTAGGTGTCAGGCAGGCACGAATACGTGGCAGTGGTATTCCAGTGATTTCAGCAAGAAAAGTACGTCGCGGCTTCTTGGTTTGGCTCTTGTTGGCCCAACGTACCAAGGTCATCACCTGGTGATCAGTAGCAAGTCTTGGTCTCTTTGATTCAACCGTTGAGCGTTTAGGACGTGGCTTCACTGCACAGCCTGGTAACGGTTTGATCTTTCCACCACGTTTAAGAAACTTGATCAGTTCATCGTCCAGTTCTTCACGCAGTTTTTCTTTCTTCACATCCGGTGCAGTTGCTTTCATCGCTGCACGTTCTGCTGCTACATGATTTAAAAATTCTTCTCGTTCAACTCTCATTTCACGCCCCGATTTCACGAAATTTATTTAGAAAGTTTTTATTCTTTAAGCCTACGTATTGGCACCAACCCCATATTTCCCGCCAGTAAAACCAGTCTCCGTTCAGGTTTCGCCAGTAGGTGCCGTCAGATTCGATATGTGTTGCACCTGGTGGTTTGTTCACGCTACACCTGCCTGCATGGCCGTTTTAATTTCCTCTCTGAGGTCTTTGAGCCACACGTAATCGAAATAAATCTTGTCCAAGTCCATGTAAGGCAAAAATTCATGTTTCTTTTCGTGGTACAGGTACACATGACCATCAAGTACCGCAAAGTATTTTTGCAGTTGAGGAAAATACCCATCAGGACATGGCGCATTTGTTAAAACCAAAGCAGCTATCATTTCAGCAGGACCTTGGCCACCACATAATTCAATTAAACTCACACCCCACCCCCTGCGCTTTTCCCTACACGTTTCACCATTGCAGCCAATTCAGGCGGACACGGCACACCAGATCTCGGTGCATAGTTATGGGCAAGCTGCTTGACCTGTGGTTTTACCCACATTTCCTGCACACGGCCTTTTTCCTTGGCTTTCTGTAGATAATCTTCGTAAATATCTTTGAACGCTCTGTGTGCTGCTTTCTGGCCTTCCACGTTGATGATGTGCTGTACTTCATCAAGTGCACGCTTAGCCAATGTCGTGATCTTATTGGTTGGATCTGCTTCAAAATTCAATGCTTTGGCCCATGCTTGTTCAGCTGTCCACCAATCGCCGTCATGCACACACCAAGAACGAAACTCTGGAAGTGATGGGCACCATTTTTCAGAATTCATACGCTCTAAGCCACGGCGTAATTCTGCAGGTTTCAAGCCATTCAAAACCGTACAGACAGTGAATTGCAGCTCCGCTGGAGTGATATTTCCGTATTTTTTATCGAACATTTCACCGTACAGTGCCTGCATCCGGCCTAAGACCTGATCTGCAATCTCAGCTGGAAAATCAACAACGAATGCGTCCTGGAATAACTGGATATTGCTCATGATTCACCTCGTGCAACTACGCCTTGGCCATAGCGATGGCGTTTTGGTTGTTCAGCCTTAGGTTGTTTTGGTTCTGCCTTCGGTTTTGGTGCCTGATAGTTCTTCATCCACTTCAACCAGGTGGTCATCCACTTTTGAGAAGTGCGTTCAGGTTTACCCACTGACCACTCGCACAGTTCTTTCAGCTGAACCAATACGATTTCTTGAGACAGGTTTGGAAAGCTCACAGCTGCTTGAGCCATAAAATCCTGTTTGATTGGGTAAGTACCGGTTAAATCCTTCAGCGTGTACAGCTTTTGATCGTCAGAGTGGTAATCAATAAAATTCAAAGCACCGCGATTCTGAGCAACAAAATCGGACGGCGCTTTATTCTTATTATTTTCTAAAGGATCTATAGAAGTATCTATTGTGTGTTCCCCTAGTGAACTAGTTACTGGTGTCGTAGGTGAACTAGTTTGGTTCACTGGTGGAACTGGTGTTGTAGGTGAACTAGTTCCCTTAGTGAACTGATCTTTGATAGAAACCTCATTTAGACGGTAGGATTTCATGCCCTGTTTTCCACTAGCAATGACTGTAATAACGCCGTATTTAATAAGCTCCTTTAGGCCAGCAGACACAGTTTTACGACCAAGTTGTCTTGCACCTGGTAGATCACACCCTTGTAGCTGGGAGTAACTAACAAAATCTGACTCTTTGTTATGTCCGTTAATGCGGTTTTCCAGCTCCGCATATACATTGCGTGCCGCATCACTAAGAAACGGCCAGACTTCTTTTCGATACAAGCGACTAGACATAACATAGCCCTGATCGAACTTATCGCTATACATGCTTTTCCCAGCCCCTTGTGCCGGTTGCGAAGGCTTCTTAAACGGAATTACTTGTGCAGTATTCATAGCTTCACAACCTCCCCGATACGTGTTAAATTCAACATTCGTTACATGCCTCATTTACTTTCTGAGTGAATGGCAAAGAAGCTCATCTGGTCGCACAGATGGGCTTTTTTTGTGCCTGTGATTTTTGGAAGTGGCTCTGGTGTGAGCTCAAAAGTCGTGTCTACGGTATCTGTGGTCAGACGCATGAGGGATGCGAGATTATTTAAACGTTCCCGAATTTCAGAGATATTTGCCATGCCTAAACCTCTTACATGCTCAGACAACGTCTTATTTTCAGATCGTGCAATTGCTTCTAAATCACGTTTTTCTTCATACGTGCATTTGAAAGTGATACTTTCAGTTAATTTTTCAGCCATATTCCCTGCCCCTTTAAGCGTTTTCACGCAGTTCAATCCAGATGTCCTTGTAGGTATCAGGGAAAAGTTCTTTACGTGTACAAATGCCACGATCTTCGGCGATAACAGCCAGTCGAATTCTTCTGTCCGTAGGTATGCGCTTCCATCCACTAACTGACGGAACTCGAATACCTAGAAGGCGCGCTACTGCCGCCGGGCCGCCCAAAGCTTCAATAAGCTGTGCATCGGTCATGATTTTTCTCCTAATTAATAAACCAATTATTAGGCATTCCTTATTTTTAATCAATAGGAATACCTAATTTATTTCATGTTAGGATTTCCTAATGAAAACACTTGCTGAACGCTTAAAATATGCCATGGAAGTTTTGCCACCTAAGAAAATTAAGGGGGTCGAACTTGCACGCGCCGTTGGGGTAAAGCCACCATCCGTTAGTGATTGGCTTTCTGGTAAATCGAAAAATATGGAAGGCCCGAACCTGATTCGTGCAGCCCAGTTTTTAAAGGTAAATTCAAAATGGTTAGCTACAGGTATCGGCAAACCTACTGATGAAGAAGCAAAAACTGAGTTTAGTAATGTAAGTTTTAATAATTTACCTTTTATAGAAATTCCAGTTTTAGACTATGTTCAGGCCGGTCTTTTTGGGACCGTTGAATATGATGGGATTAACCCTAAAGGTCGAACCTATACAACTTATCAAACCACAAAGCCTTCCGAAGTCTTCAGCTTAATTGTTGAAGGAATGAGCATGGCACCTAATTTTTTACCTGGTGACTCACTCGTGATTGACGCATCGATAGCTCCCCAACCTGGATCATTTGTAGTTGCTCAGAACGGGGCTTATGAAACCACTTTCAAAAAGTATCGCGTAATTGGATATGATGAATATGGACGTGAAGAATTTGAATTAGTTCCATTAAATCCAGATTATCCAACAATATCTTCAAGAGACCATAAAATATCGATCATTGGGGTAATGGTTCGCCATGAGCGAAGCTATAAATAATAAGAGAGCAAGATGAAAAAATTGTGGAGTTATGGAACTTCCACGCCAATTCAAAGGATTGGTGTAATTGTTCTAGGGGTGGGATTGTTGTCACTTTTCTCATGGATGATTAAAGAAGATCTGAGCTTTGAGGATCTATTCAATAGCTACTACCTGCCAGGTAAAAGAGATTCCATGTTCTTTCATCTGTTCTTTTATTTTATTCCTCTAGGGCTCTTAATGTCCTGGGGGTATCAGGTTTTAGTAAAAACCCAAGAGTGGATCTTTGGAAAAACCAAAGAAAATAAAAAACCACTGAAAGATCAAAAGCTATATTTTAAAGATAATATGGCGGCCTATGATTTTGCTTCCACTATTTACCCGGCTACACTTAACTTAAATACAAGCTACGTCGGATTGATTAAAGATGTGGTTTTGACAACTAACGAACGTTTTCAGTACACAATTGAGCTGGCAAACAGAGACACAACAATAAAAGTTTATGGATACAATGATGAGAACAGCCAATCTATACGGCTAGGTAACTTAGTTCTTTGGCGTTGTGAAAAGCCAGTTTCTAACAAAAACCATCTTAACATTGAAGCGCTAGGAACTATCATTGCTACCCTTCAGCCAGTATTCGACCCAAATCATGGCACTTGGTTGATTCAAAGTAATTTTGTCAGATAATTCACCCAATCAAATGACCGCCATCTAGGCGGTTTTTTTATGTCAGTAAAAAAATAATGTGAAAAAATTAGGAATACCTATTTACTTATTTATTAGGATTGCCTAATATTTGCCTTGTACCTAATAAACCGAGAACACCCATGAATCAATTTAAAACCTTAGCAACTGGCACCAATCACACAAGTCTAATTGTGTGTGATGGCGAAATTAAGGTTGTTCATTGTGGCGAAGTTATTGCGGTTATCACCAACTGGTAAAAACAAAAAAGCCCGCAGGGACTGGAAATCTAGCGGGCTTGCAAATATGCGAGATAAGTATGAAACAAAATCCTATTCAAAGCAACCTGCCAGAGTTCGGCCAATCACGCCAAACGTCTGAGCGTTTGTACCAGCATCCAGAACCTAAATCTGTAGCGAAAGAAGTCGCTTCAAATGTCGCTGCATGGTCTTTGGTCCTTTCAATTCTTGTGGGCTTATCCGCAATGTTCATTCACCAGGCAGACAAAGAATCTGAGCGTCAGGTGGAAGCCATTAGCACGTCTGTTGGAGGTGCTAAATGATAGACCTACGAGATCAATTTGCAATGGCTGCAATGCAAGGGATGAGTGCCAACCCAAACGGTGAAGATTGGACATTTAATCAAATCGCAGAGTGGGCATACAAACAGGCAGACGCAATGCTTGCTGAACGTGAAAGCGGCTCTGTAGACAGTGTGTATAGCACCAAGCAGGAACTCATCAAAGCTATTAAAGAACAGCATGGGCTTGATGTAAGTAATCTTCATTTTTTAACAACTGGTCATCTGATCTTTATTTTAAGAACTGGCCGGATTACTGCGGGGTAACTTCATGAACGCTTATGTTAACCCTACCCGGATTATTCCAATCCGCGCTTCATCGCTAGGCGATCTGTTCGATTGCCCTGCACGTTGGGAAGCCAAGAACCTTTTAAACAAACGCAATCCAGCTGGTGCACGCACTCGCTTGGGTACCGCAATTCATGAAGCTATAACCCAGTGGGACCATCTGAACCTGATCGGTGAGGAAGTTAGCCTGGAAGAATGCGAAGAAATTCTGCATCACCAGATCTGGCAACCGAATGAAGAAGTGGATTGGTCTGATCTAAATCAGAACGATGCTGAGTCAATTGGTCAATCATTGATGCATAAGTACATCACTCACATTGCACCTACTCAAAAGTTTATCGGTGTAGAGGTACGTTGCGAATCATTAATCCTTGCAGATCTAGGCATTGAACTTACTGGCACCATCGACCGCATTTATGAAAACGATGAAGGTGAATTAGGCATTGGTGACATTAAAACCGGTAAGAACTCAGTAGGCAGTGACGGCGTTGTGAAGACCGTTGGCCATGCACCACAAATGGGGATTTATACCGTACTTGCTGCACATGCTCTACAGGAACCGGTAACAGCCCCTGCCCGTATTTATGGCCTGACTACTGCCAAAACAGATAAAGGTCAACACGTGGGTATTGGTGAAATTGAATCACCTGCAGAAGTACTGCTGGGTACTGAAGAAGATCCAGGACTACTGCACCATGCGGCCAAAATTATTAAACACGGTACGTTTTACGGCAACTCTAAATCAATGCTCTGCAATGAAAAGTTCTGCCCTGCGTACGCTACCTGCAAATTTCGTAAGTAATTAATTTTTAGAAATAAGGAATAACACAATGACTTCTCAAGTAATGACAACTGAACAACTTCGCGCTCAACGTAAACCTGAAAATGTTGAAGCAAACTTTAATACTTATCGTGGCTTTCAGGCGATGCACCACATGGCTGAAAGTTTGGCCAATAGTACGATCATTCCTGAAGCTTTCCGCAATACCCTTATGGTTAAAGATCGCTATGATGCCCAGGCCAAAAAATGGATATATCGTCCTGAAGCAAATCCAAACGGCGTATCTAACTGCATTATTGCCTTGAATATGGCTCAGCGTTTAGGTGCAGATCCAATGATGATCATGCAAAACCTTTACCTGGTAGACGGTCGTCCGAGTTGGTCAAGCCAATTCATTATTGCTGCAATCAATAGTAGTGGTCGTTATAGCCCTTTACGCTTTGATATTACTGGCGGTGATGAAGAAGTAGAAATTCCATATGCTGTGACTGAATGGGTTTATAACCAGGCTACTAAGAAAAAAGAACCAGTCGAATCAAATCAAACTGCTCGCGTTAAGAATTACAAATGTGTGGCTTGGGTTGTAGAAAAAGCGACTGGTGAGCGTCTGGAATCGACTCCTATCACCATGGAAATGGCTGTAAAAGAAGGTTGGTATCAAAAGAACGGTAGTAAATGGCAATCAATGCCTGAACAGATGCTTCGCTATCGTGCTGCTTCATTCTTCGGTCGTATCTATGCGCCAGATCTTCTAATGGGCTTACGCACTCAGGAAGAAGAAATGGAATCAATCATTGATATTACGCCTGAACCAGCACCACAAGAAGCACCGCAAACCTTGGACAGCATTAAACAGAATGTTGTGAAAGAAGTTGCTACCGATGCACCTGCAGAAGAAAAGCCAAAGCGCTCACGTCAAACTCAAACCAAAACTTTTACACAGGAAGTTGAAGCACCAGTAGAAGATATTCCGCCGGCTCAACAAGCTGAAAATGTCCAAAATCAAACATCAAATGATGTAGGAGATGGAGCGTTAAGCGTAGATGAATTGAAGCGCTTACAGCAAGAAGCTGAAGCACTGGTACAGCAAAAGAAACAACCTAGTTCTGCGGAAATGAAAAAGGAATATGCCAAAGCCTTAAATACGGCGAAATCACTGGCCGACATTCTGGACATCGAAGAACAGATCGAGAATGACAATGCTTTGACGCAAACAGACTTCCAGTACCTGCAGGCGAACATTGAGCAAGTACGTGCCAAGTTTGAAACATCACAAGCGCCCGCTGTAGACCCGATCAAAAGTGGATCAGTTAAAAACGGTCTTACCCTCCTGATTTCTGATGCCAAGAACGGTGAAGACATTCGACAAGTTGCACAGCAAATGAATGCAGCTAAGCCAAATTTGACCAGTGAGCATCAACAGGAATTACTGCAAGCCTACGCGCAGAAAAAGAAATTGATCGAAGATCAAATGGATATGTTCCCAGGCAACTAAACAGGATATGGCCACACCTTCGGGTGTGGCGCTTAAAAGAATTTTTAGAGGAATTGGTGTGATGGAAGATAACAAATTATGGTGCGTAGCGATTGCGCCCGAAGATGATACTGAGCTTGAACAGGCGCCGGCGGTATCAAAAGAAATCGCTGAGCGTGCAGTGGCCCGCTATAGAGCCATGCACACGGCCGAGGGGAATGAATTTATTATTGAATCATTCGATGAATTGATCCAGGTCCAGGAATGGAAAGGTACACCAGAAGAGCATAAAAACGCCGAGTTTATCTATGACGAGGCCTGGTTTAGTCAGTCGATGTATCAGTGCAAAAACATGCAGCAAGCCGAACAAGTTTTTAAGTATGGTGAAATCGTGCACTGCTACAAAGATGATGCTGAGTTAATTACTTCTGATTTTGAAGAAGCCAAGCGCTTCTATGAGGTGGCGTGATGGATATTAAAGAAGAAATATTGGCTCAAATGGATAGTGCATTAAGACCAGAATTTGACAAAGCTATCGATAATACAATCGAAAGAGCATTTAAAGAAGATGTCAAAACACTTGGGTTTATAGTAGCTAATTCTATCAAATGCCAGTGGGAAGTAATGAAGCCTCACCTATTCTATTCCTACTGTTTAGGTGTAAAAGCTCAGGAAGCCAGGACTCAAGCGGTGCCGGAAGGGTTTGTTTTGGTTAAGAAAGAGTTGCCTGAGCAGATTGCGGAAAAAATGGCGATTGATCGCATCGATAAGCCAAGACACGAGAATGATCCGGTTTGGAGTGAAATTGCGGAGCAATCATATAAGGATCAGGTCAAATCTAAAAAGTGGGAATTTTGGCGTGATTATAAAGCCATGATTGAAGCACAGGAGCCAGCCAATGATTAAGCTCCAGGTGGCCAACTTCATTATTGGTGAACTACATAAAGAATTACCCTTTTACCTGGTATTAAACCAGGCAGAAACAGAAGTATTTTTGACATTTGTTGAAGGTTTTAAGGGAGATTTACGACTTCCGATGACCTGTAAGAATGAATCAACCATCATTCAAATCAATAAAGAAAATGTAGATGCAATCTACCTCATGCTTTCAACCCATACCGAACAGCATGAATTGCCGGAAACTGTAGTACAGAGCTTAAAGGAGGTATCTTGATGGTTTTATATATCTCAACGCCTGAGTTACTGAAGCGTTATGGGGTAACGAAAGGCACTTTGATCAACTGGCGCAATAAAAAGGATTTTCCTGAACCAGTGATCAAAGCACATGGGCGCTCAAGCAGCCGCTATGGTATTAAAGCCGTGGATGCCTGGGAAAGAGACAACGGATTGCTTGAATCACTTGAAATACAGCCTTTGATATCAAAGCGCTCGTAATTGTCCAATATGGCGCAGAGCTTGAAGAACCACTTTTCATAAGCCTGCGCCTGATCATCTAAATACTCGTGTAAATCATAAGTTCCCCACACTGCAGGTAAACCATGGCCAAGCATAATTTCACAGATATGCGGCGGTGCCAGTTCTGATATATGTGTTCTCATCGTTCTACGTAAATCATGCATGGTCCAGTGCTGCATTTCCACACCAAAACGCTTGCGCACATTGTCATTCACAAACGGCGGTATGGTTGTCTGAAAGCTCTTTTCAAGTTTGGTATAAGCCTTGGCTTTCAAGTTCGGGAAAGCGTATTCACAGCTATCTGGTGATAGTGAAAATACATATTTAAGGAATGGCACAATCTGCGGAATGACAGGCCGAATAATCGGCTTGTGCGTACGATCCCCCATCTTGTGATTCTCCGGTGGGATGTACCAGATCATTTCCTGAAAGTCGAAATCAGATTTCTTGGCCAGCCTTAATTCTGAAACACGGCAGCCGAAAAATAGTAGCATGATGATGATGGCTTTATTTTTCGCAGATATCGCATTGGATCTGAGTGCAGCATGCACCACCCAGAATATTTCCTGTTCGGAAAGATAGCGTGACCGCTTCACCTTTTTCACGTTCAGATCAGCAGCTCTTAAGTGCTGAATAGGCTGATGCTGTAATTTTCCGTGAATGCACCCCCAGCGCATAATCATTCTTAAATTGCCCAGCACTTTAACCGATACGGTTCTGGCATCTGCAGCAATATCAAAGAGCAATTGCGACCACTCTTGCAGGGATACGTCATCACAGATCCGTCTACCTATACGTGGGTAAACATGCAATTCAAAAGCTCGATAGTCGTCCTTATATGAGACTTTATGAATGGCCACCGTATTAAACCAAAGATCGCAAATGTCTTTGACTGTGAGCTGCTTCAGATAGTCGCTTTCCCCTTTCAGTTTAAGCTGCATCGGATCCTTGCCCTGGTCGAGTTCAGTTTTATATTTATGCACCAGCAATCTGGCTTCTTTTAGCCCCATCATGGGATATGTGCCAATGTCCAGCCGTTTTGCCTTGCCGTTAAAACGATACCGGTATTGGAAAACGATCTTACCTTTAGGTGTAATTCGAACTGAAAGACCATCACGATCCGTCACCACTTCAACTTTTTCACGCGGTTTCCCATTGTTGGATTTGAGCCAACTATCACTTAAAGCCATTTAATTTTTTCCAGTCCAAATGCCTTATACTCTGTACATAATCAAACAGAGCAGAATTATGTACACAGATGTGTACACAATTTTTCTTGAAAGGTAAATGACTTTGTTGGACTTTAAAATTATTTGATAATCGTTAAAGAACGCGAAAGTTGAGTAATTCTATTGAATCTAAAGCTTTTCTATATGCTTTGTTGAACTTTGAAAAACTTTGGAGAATCTTGAATGCAAAAGCCGACTATAATTTTTGATATGGACGGCTAGTTTCATAAACCACTAATTTAAATAATATTTATTTTAAAAATTATTTAAATCATATTTTTATGTACACATTCCTGTACACATTCAAATATATGCCTTATTTCAGTATAAGCAAAAAGTCCTCACTAGGAGGACTTTTCTATAATACTAATTACAGCTGCATGACGTTGACTACAATCTACATACTTTCGTCGATCATCAATCATCACTTGGATAATTTCTTTTGCTTGGCCAGATTTAAGTTCCAGCAGATCAGGGCATTCAGTTTTCAGATTTTCCGGAATCACCAGCTTCGTTGATGAGACGCACCCCGTCATCATCGAAACAAGTATTGATATAAACAGGACGATCAATGACCGTTTGCACTTCACGTGTAATGGTTTCTGATTTGGATCGCTCAACTTCTTTTTGTTGTTCATAATTCTTTGCTGCCTCGTTTGCATTTTTCTGCCCCTGTTTTTCAGCATCAAGGTATGGCTTCAGTTTTTTATCGGTCTTGTCCTGACAGATAATTTCTGCATTCAGTACCTTGTATTCTGCCTGGGTACGTTTGTACTTCTGCCAACCACCCCAAACGGCGATAGCAATCAGCAGCGCTAAAAGAAAATAAATAATTAGTTCATAAAACTTGGCGATAAAGGCTGACATCAGTTCACCCCCATGCACTTGTTATAGCGCTCAACTTGTCTGGTCCACACGCCATAGCAATTGTTAGAACGAATACTGCAGTCGCGCTTGGCCACATACTTCCATTTCAAAAGTGATTTACACGCCTGGATATATTCACGCGCTTTTAAATGACGAAGCATGGAAGATCCAGACCACGCACTGGTGCCGTACTGATAGGTGAAATCCAGATAGAGATCATATTCAGGTTGTGAGATTGGAATATTTAGAACGGTTTTATTGAACCGTTGTGCGTCTTTATCCATGTGCAATTTGAGATACTCAAACGCCTGTTTGCGATCAATTGCTGGATCGTTCATTTTGACGCGCACGCCATTCGGATAAACCGTGGTGCCATGGCCAATGGTTGGCACATCGCCTTTAACTGGAATCACCGGCTTAGGTGTAAACCCCTCTTTTACAGCCGTTGCCTGCACCTGCTCATCACTCGGACCTGTAATCCACACTCCTGCAGCAAGTACCAGAGAAGAACCAATCACGTAATATTTAGTTTTATTAGACATTAGACTTCCTCTCTCCATTGCTTGATCCGGAGCTGGTGAATCTCATTAGCACGTTTATTCTCAAGTCGCTTGTAGTACCAATTCACAGCAAAGCCACCCAATGCAATAGCGATACCCAACCAAGCCAGGACGTCGATTGATGCAAGGTATGCCACGAAACCAGAAGCAGCCCCTGCATATGTTGTTTTTGAAGCAGCGGAGGAAACGGTTGCTGCCATTTCCATTACTGCTGATTTCTGATCGGACATGCCGCCACCATTATTTTTGACATTAAAAAACCCTGATCTAATTAAAGGTCAGGGTTGAAGGTGGTTTGTTGGGTGTTATTTATTAGATATTCTTTTGCCTATTTGTATAAATCGATCTTCAATGTGTTTTCTGGTAAACATCGATATAAAGATCACTACCCCCAATATTAAAAATGGTAAAATATTATTCAATAAAAGATTATTTAAATCCATCATCCATATGCCATTAACTTTGGAAGCAAAATTAAAACCAAGTTTTGAAAGCAATACAAAAACTGAAAGCAATACAGTGATAATAAAATAATGCACTATATAAATAGAAAATGAGAGTTCTCCCATTTTTTTAAAGAACTTAATCTTTAATGCTTTTGATATCACACCATTCTCATGAGCAAATGCATACACTACAAAAGAAAATAAGAACGGTGCTATAGCAGATCCATAAGGAATTTCTTTAAACTGCGTAACAAACCACACTACAATAAAGACTAAAATAATCTCAAGAAACTTACTGCTAATCTTTACTTTCTGGTAGATCATACAGGAAATCACTCCAGCAAAAAAGCAGCTCAAGCCACGATAAGCCCAATGTGTTGTGAGCTCATAATTAAATATCAAGCCCAACACACCAAATATCATTAAGATAAAACTAAAGATAAAAATATTTTTTCTAAATACTAATAATCCCACAAGAAATATCATGTATAGGTAAAATTCCACACTAATTGACCAGGCAGGACCATTAAATGACAGAGCATCAAAAGATGGAAGCCAAGCTTGTATAAGTATTAAATTGGGAATAATTTCAGAGTATGCGTTCTTTCCAGTAAATGGCTCTATCGGAAAATTTAAATGAAATATCTTGCTTAACACTAATAACGTTAAGTGCATTAAAATAAATACTGATAGCATAAACCAATGCATAGGAACTATTCTAAAAAACCTACTAACCAAATATTTTTTTGTATCAATTTTAGATTTATTTAGATAAGAGTGGGCTAAAACAAAACCGCTTAATACGAAGAAAAATTCAACAAAAATGCTGCTATTTCTAAAAAAATTAAGATCAGTAAATGCACCTAATATATTCAAATGAAAAAAAACTACGAGGATTGCACACACGCCTCTTAATGAATCTAGAGCTTCAAACCTTCCCATCTTATGATTACTTTATTAGAAAAATTATTGAATTATATCTTAATTAATATTGATACTGTTAGATGTAAGAGCCCCGAAGGGCTTTAAGTTACAGAAGTTTTACTGTTAGTGTTCCGCTTGCTAGATCAACTGCACCAAGACCTGTGTTTCGGAACTTCACCGTAACTGTATTTGCAGCACTAACAACAGCGGTAATCTCAATATCTGCGTTATACACACTAAAAGTAGCTAAAACACCATCCCCCAGAGCAGCATTGGGCACTGTAACATCGCGCGTTACTGCTGAATTAGCAGGGATGCTTGGGGGGTCGTAGGTAAGTGAAACTGCGCGAGAATCATTCCCAGAGTAGCGAAGGGAGCCGCCTGTACCAACCGTAATTAAAGGCTTACCTAGAAATGTATTTCTTGTGACAGTTGCTTGAATATACTTGTTACCCAGCGCAGAGATGAGCTTCTCCCCTGTATAAAAACCTGACAATAATGTTACACCACTTATTGTCACTGGAACGATGGTAGTCACGCCATCATCTTTAATAGTGATAAAATTGGATAGAGTCCCAAGAACATTACCACCCAGTACAGTTAAGCTTGTAGCGTAACCCTCAAAAAACCAGCCCTTAGTTACTTTTGGGTATTCTATAAGAATGTCTCCGTATTTAACATTACTATTCCTTAGAAAGCCGTTGACGCTTGAGAACGTACAGTTAATACCATGAAACTTGTTTACAATAGCACCCCCCACGAAAGGACACGCATAGGGCATCGCAACATTATCAAAAAAGACATCGTTGTACGTGAAATTGTAAGAGTTAATATAGTCTTGCAGCTCTGAATTATAAATCTTAAGCTTATCAACGCCACACCAAAATATTGTTTTCCCGATGCGATGGTTCCTGATAATCAAATTATTAATATGTACATCACTCGATAATTCAGTTGGGGGAGCCACATACCAACGAACCTCTCCACGTACATCATCAAGAATAAGTGTATCAAGTGTAGGTTTACCCATGTTTTGCCGAACAACAGCAGCATACGGTGTTCCATCTGTGTATTTTACAGAGGAGATATTCTTAAACTCTTGCCGACTTTGCTTGTAAACAAATCCACCAGTGCCGACTTCTTGTTCCTCTTGGAATAAATTTGTAACCAATAGCCTGCCCGATCCTGTATGCAGGTCATTACGAAAAACACCATGCACATTCTCAGCATACAGATCATCGCACCAGTGCCAGAGATAAAGACCCCAGTATTCACCTTTCGAATTGGTTATACGCTGACGCTCACACCAAAAATTTGTTGCCAAGTTGTAGGAGATGGCAGGAGAAATAAAGTTTACATTATTGTACTCGATAGAGTACCCAGTCATAAACCGTTGATTATCAGGCCAAGCAACCGGAAATTCACCGTGCCATGCCGCAACAAACCCGTGCATACTTCCATCGCCATCACCGCTTGTTGGATGCAACAAGAAATCACTAACGTAAGGGTCGAAAGTTACATTATCCAGCTTAAATACGCCACGCCCGTCAGTTTTAGGCAAAAACCCAATACAGATTGTGTTATAGCGCAACTGCTTTGTTTTATCGTGCGTAATATGGAGGTTCTTAATGATGTGTGGCTTATTAAAAATCATACCCTTTAAGAATCTATAAACACCAGTCTTAATAGCCTGTTCAAGATTCGGTGTCATGATCTTAAAGTTCAGGAAGTCGATTTCATAAACACGACTATCAGCATAGGCGATCATTCGGCGCAGTTCTTCAGTCTGATCTAGCGTTGCATTATCTAAAATCCCGAACTTTCGGATGTCAAAAGAATCACGAAAAACCGCATGTAGACCATTCGCAAGAGGGATTGAATAATCAGTGCTTGTTGCTGAGATAAGATAGACAGCCCCACCATCATCAAATATATTGTGATAGCCTTTGGTGCCAACAATCACCCCGTCTGTGAGCTTTATATCGGCGATCATTTGTGCCACCGTCGTATAGAAATAAGCAGTGTTGTTGTTGATCTCCTGCTGATTTTTTCCATTCGCATCCACTACTAAACTAGCTAACCACCCCTTTTCAGCAGCAATGTTCGCAATACCTTGCAGTAGATGTTTGTAGTAACTGTCAAGCTGCTGAAGCGACACACCCTGTTGATTGATAAGATTTTCAAAATAAGAATTTTGGTTATTATTCTGCCGATCAACGTGAGTGCGAAGATTATCAATATCTGAAGATAGTAAGCCATCCTGCTGATTCACATAATTGCGCAAATCGGAAATGATATTGCGGACAAGCTGATCCTTATTATCGATATAGTCTTTCTGCTCGCCATGCAGCCGATCCACATAGATCCGCAGAAGCATGTCTGCTACACCAAGCTCCTGTAGTTTCAACCAGACGCGATCGATATCACCATTCAGCACCTTAGGTGTCATTGAATTATTGGTTGATTGGTAGTTTGTGGTGCGAGACATAGGCGTATTGCGCTGCAATACAATTTTTGAACCAGCAGCTGGCGCTACACTAAACGTCACACTATTGGTATTTGCATTAAAAGACCATGCTGATAATTCAGGAACTATGCCATCAATAGTGACCTTTAGATGATCTTTAGATTCACAGATAAATTCCAACGTAAATGTCTTGGTTACACCATTCCCATCATATTCTTTATACGGTGTCTGTTCTGGTACAGCCATGAGAAGCCCCTCAATTAAAGTCTAATGGGGCCTCAATCGAGCCTCCATCTTTTCTCCAATTAACGCCTTCACGAACTTCGTTTTGTCTGTGTATTTTGCCAATACGTTCTGGTGAATCTGTTACAGCGCCAGCCAATGAGTCCAGATCGTCATCTGGCTGCTCAGTGATTGCAGGGTTAAACATGCGCATATTTTTATATTGTCTTGAGCTATTCTCGCCTTCTTCTGGTGTATCAATCACTGAGGTATGCACCCATAACAGGCCAGACATTAAAGGTCCTTCCAGTGCCTCAAGAATGCGTCTATTTTTATTGCCAACGCTGTGTTCTTCTTTTACACCGCAACGGATACGGCGTGCTTTTAACGCGCCTTTTAGGGCTGCCGGGGCAAAGTTACCAATGCCATTAGTCTCAATCGTTACGCTTGGCACGTTGAATTGCTCAATCAGATCGCAAAGCTGCCAGACCTGACCACCAACGATATTTCCTTGTGCATCATGGGTAACGACTTCACCTGTCAGTGCAACAGATCTATGCCAGTACTTCACACCAAAATCATCATGAAGTACTAATGCAGTTGAGGAAATATCAGATTTCAGCTTTCCAGATGATGGATCCCATCGCATGGTGATGCCGACAATTTGACGATCACCCAGCATCATGATGTACTGACCGTTGGCGCGTCGAAGTACTGGCTCGCAGTTATAAACTTCCATCTTGTCCGGATCAAGTCGAACTTCGCCCACCGGCTTGGCATGCATCTGGTACTGTGAATCCCATTCGTTTAATGTCCGGCATTCTCTACGGCGCTCTTCCATAATTTGTGGTGTAAATCTTTCTGGCCATAGAGCTTCGCCATAAAGGTCAATCAGATAATGTTTTTCTTTAAATACTATTTTGAATGTATTACCTATTTTAAAAACCGCATAATCTTCATCACGTTTTAATAGTTTGGCTGAATGACTGATGCCACTAAAAATATAAACAGGGTCAAAATCACTGAGGCAATCACTTACATTTTCAAAGCGTTTTTCTAATTCAAACATTTTAAGAATCATGCATTTCGCCCCTTTCTTTTTAACTTCTGTGTAAAGTGAATCGTGCGTATGTGGTGTGCCCACAAATAGTTTTTGTCCACCTGGTATAAGAATGTGGGTCTGCTCTGAAATTCGATAGCGTAGTTTTTCACGCGCTTCAGGTGTACCGATATTGGCTGGCATTTCGATATCATCATTTTGGATTTCATGAGCACGTGCACCAGTTACGTTGGATAGAATCCCACGCGCATGCAATGAGCCATGACGGACATCATCCGACCCATTGACCCACCATTTTTGAAGTTCACCACGTGCCTTGTATACACCTATAATCTGGCAAAGTGGATGCTTTTCGATAACTTGCTGAGTACCACGGCTACACTTTGCAGCATCCCCATCGGTTGCGCCCTGGTGCAAGATCATGTGCTGGCAGTCGCAAAACAGTTTCCAGGCATTGTAAATATCAAGCATGGTTGATTTGCCGTGACCACGCGGCATCATAAGCAGTCCTAAACTGCCGTAATCCTCCAGGAAGTCGCAAACATCCAGGTGAAAATCTGGTACCTCCCAATTCATGGCCTGCGCATAAATCAGGAAGAAAACAGCAAAGCTAACCTTCATAACTTAACTCGGACGCTGTTTTTTACGTTCGTTAAGTGCAGCCGTCACATCGGCCACTAATTTAGCCGCTTGTGCTTCTGGTGATACCTTCCGACCAGTCCCATCACCCGCTGTCTGCTCATCATCAAGCAATACGCGGTTTAATTTCTCCATACAGGTCAGGGCTTCTTTCGCACCTTTGTATAACCAGACCTTATCTCCACGGCCTTTCTTGTCGAAAACATCCTGACCATAAGCTTCGGTCATCAGATCCACGGCATCCGATCCAGCCATTTCCATACAGAGTTTTAATTTCTCTATTGTTTCAGGTTTTAAAAAACGTAACTTCTTTTCATCTGACATAAAAAATCCCCCGTATATAAGCCATATATACAGGGGGTTCGGTTGGGCTTAATTGGGTGTCCTACTTACTCCACGATACGATCAAAATCAGGCATCTGAATATCACCGACATCATCACCCCAGAAGCGCGTCCGGTCGTGCTGACGTTCGGCCTTACGCAATAATTTTTCACGGTATCCAGGTGCAATCATGTCCTGCATTTCATCAAATACCATTCGATTAGTCGCGGCTTTGGTGTACCACAAGTTTTGCGCAGGGATCTTGTTCTTGAGTAAGCGGAATGCTTCATTAGATGCGTTGGTGTCCTTGTCATCGTAGTACTGCGTCAAGTTCCCCACAGTCAAACCAAGCACAGCTTTAACATCTGAACCCAATGGACCAACCATAAAGTCCGAAGCACTACGTCCTGAAGTATCTGTACCCGCAACCAGAATGTCACCAAGAATGGATAGACCACCACCCTGAACAGCTGAACGTGTCCAGAAATTCATAGCCTTTTGCGGATCATCACTATCCCACATGGTTGAAGGATCGTTACCATTGGCCAGCTCTTTCAACTGTACAGCTAATGCGCCAAGTACTGTGGTCATGGCAAATAATGAAACGCCATAAGCTGCTTTGCCTTTCACACCATCCTGTGCCATTGCACGTGAACCGTGGCGCATCAAGAATGCCGCGGGGAATGACTTAAACTGAAGCATAGATTTGATTATTTCACCCATACCTGTGCCTTTCCGTTGCCCTGCACTCATCCATGTACGTTCGCGCAATCCAGCTTCAACCACAGCCATTCCCTGTTCATCCAGCAAGTGTGCCTGAAATTGTGTGGCCACTTCATCACGCACCTTTTGTGGGTCGCCAAACCTAGTTAAATCACTATCTGGAATTTCATAGATTGAACGTGCTGACATTAGCTGGTTGCCTTTACGATCCACCACCGGATCAGCCAGACGCATGACTTCCCATGCTCGTTCGTTTAGTCCGGTTTTTTCCATTAGCTCGCGGTCTAACGCGTCTAAATCATCCCAGCTTTTAGACCGACTTAGACGACCATACTTCTCCATAAGCATCTTGGTAAAGCCGACTTTTGAAGCTGCTGTGAGTGCATTTAGGCCAGATATACGCATAACCTGTGAAGCAATACCACTGGATACCCGAGCCAGTTTCTGTGATTTGCCATGCACTGAGGTCAATCCATCATCTGACCAACGAGCAATAGAGCCGAGCATTTCCTCTGTGGCCAGACCTAAGCTGTGCGCCAGCTGCCGATCTTCTTTATTTTTCGGATTGAGTTGTGAAATCAGCTCACCAAAAGTTTTACGGTAGGCAATACCATGGATCGATGCTGTCTTTGCAATCATGGCTTGATCGGTGACGGATGAAATTGTGGTGCCGCCCAGCATGGATGCTACGTTCATTGATCGGTATGCTAAACCCAAATTGGCAAGCACTTCGGATTGCGGTGTGTTCTGTCCGGAGAATTCATCAAACATCGTTTGTGCACGTTTACGGCTCTTGCCTGTCGTGTTCTGATCCAGACCTTTTAGCCAGTCTTTTTGCTCGGCTGCATCCATCAGAATGCGCATGGCATTACGCGGATTACTTCCCAAATTTTCTACCATAGCAATATCTTTAGATAATCCATTTACGTGCGCCTCGATCAGATCCACAAACGGCATACCACCGAACTCAGCCTGATATTCCATCCATGACTCAGCATCTTTAAAATGTAGTACCCGGCTTTCAGAGTGACGACTGGTGACTTTTGAATTACCACCAAAGGACTGCCGGCCAATCTCTGTTTTATTGGCCCCGTTGCTGCTGAGCGTGTCAAACGAGTGCTCAAGCAGGTCGCGGATCTCCTGCTGTGAATAATACGTGCCATCCTCATGCACATATTTGGAAGTGTTGATCAGGCTTTCCGCTTTCTGCACCCATGCCTGTTTCCCGGCCTTAACGATCTTTTCCAGGCTATGCGTCTGCGGTAAACCCCAATCATCCAGCTTGCCAATATCACCACCGGCACGGTTAAAGCGTTCACGCATACCCTCAAAGACTTCACCCATTTTGTCGCTGATCTTCTTGGCCAGCGGATCGCCGGTACTGTCATTGAAGCGTTCACGGACAATTTTTTGCACCAGTTCTGCATCAGTAAATACACCTAAACTGCCTTTGATATTTGTGTAGAAGTCCACCAGCTCACCACGGTAAACGGAGGCAATCGCACGTGCTTTGGAGTCTAGAGATTGAATGCCAGACATATCACCATGTGGGGCAACCATGCGGTCCACGACTTCGGATGCAGATAAGGTCGGATGATCAAGCTGTGCAAGGTTTTTGTTCTGAGTGAGAATGTCACGTGCGGCAATGGCATGCTTTCGTTTTAATTGCGCCTGAATATCCTGTGCCACAAACTCACCGGCTTTCACCAGTTTTTCAGCATCGGATAAATTGCGCCAGTTCTGAATATCCTGTTTGGCCAAAGACTTCATTGCATCCTTGATCCGGTTTTCAATGTCGGTGGCTTCTTGCTGGTTTAAAGTTGCCTTGCCGAGTGCCTTTGCTACGGCGGCCTTACATTGGTCTTTCATAATAAAAATGCCCAGATAATTTTCATCATCTGAGCATCTTTTAAAATTGGGTTTGTTGAGTGATGAGTTATCAATCTGACTCTATAGGTCTACTTGAAACTGATGTTTCATACTCTACCAGGTACTGTTGGCCAGTATCATAAAGCTTGGCAACATCTAATAAAAAATCATCAAGAGGTGAAACAAATTCCTCTATTTCCCCAAAGTCTTTAAATCTTTTAGCATTGTCAGGACGGGAATCATAAAGTGTTGTAATCATTGCATCACTATTATTTATACCAATCACAAAATCTTCTTTTTCAGGGTGAATTAAAACAAACCCCAATAGTTTTTTAGCCATCTATAAATCCTTACTTTTCAATATTTATAATTTGCATAAGCAAACCAATTAAACGATTTATTCCCCAAACTGTAAAGCACAACTGATCGCTGTTTCAGTAGCGAAAATATCCTGCTGTGTCTGACGTGCTTCGGCTTCTAGTTCATCCAGTCGTTCACGTAAAGACATGGTGATTTCTTCCATTTCCCCATCTGGACGCATGCGACTGACTGAAATTTGCTGATCTGGATTCTGCATAATGATGTCTAAAGCGGCTGATTCTTCTGGTCCATCACCAAATAATGAACCTTGTCGCGGATCGCCCATGGCCTCAATTTCATCAATCCTGGATTGAATATTCTCACCAATAGCTTTTGTACTACGCTTGTTTTGATCAAAGACATTCAGGAAGTCACGTGCACCAGGTGAAAGTCCATCATCGATGAGCTGACCTTGATTTAGATAATCCGGTACGGTCTGGCCGTTGGCTTTTAGATCACTGAGCTTTTGCGCTGCTTGTGCCAAGTCTTTGGCCAAAGTATTTTTATGACGACCACCCTGTTTCACCAGACTGTCCAGTTGTGCCAGTTGCGGTGCAGCACGGAGCAAGGCAGACAATACGGTTTTGCTGTCATCGTCCAGATTCTCAGCCATACGGCCAATCAGTGACGAATCATCATAGGCACGTTGCATGATCGCAGATTCAATACGGCGTTTTCCTTCCTGGCTTAATCGTCCGTCACCGGTAATCACTGTGCCCTGTTCTGACTTTGGCAATGACCCTACAAAACCGCGTACAAAGTCCATAGAGCCATCAAGGTTGATCGTACCGTCATTATTGATCTTTAGAAGTGACGCATCCGGCAAACGATCCGAATCACTCACAGCGCGTTCAGTTGCGGAGTACTGCGCCACATCGGATTCATTGGCCAGCTTTGCAAACTGCGTACGGTCCGTATCGGTTAAACGTGTCCGGACTAAAACAGGATTATTAATGCCGGCAATATCGATGCCACGTTCAGCCGCGTACTGTTCCAGGAATGCCCGATATTCTTCAGCACGGCCCGACTCATAAGCCTTTGCAATGGCAAGTGTACGTCCGTTGCCTGATTCCACCACATTATCCATACCGATAATTGGTGCACCATCAGACAGCTTTGGAGATTCGCCAAGCAACTCAGGTCGCAAATCCTCAGCCATACGCTCAATCTGTTGACGTGATGCCTCCCGGGTACGATCACGTGGTTGCAGTTCTGATGGGTAAAGTGGATTTACACCATAAGCCAGATCATTCGATGCAATCAGTTCGTCCAGGCTCTTTACTTCATAGGCGAAATCATAGCTAGACCCATCCATGCCATAGGCAGTGCTGGTACCATTTTCACCATAACGTGCGCTAAGACCGTTCCACTTGTTGCGCCATTTATCGACAGCTTGCCCAACGGTTAATCCAGACATGCCGTTATTGTTCACAATGGCATCGGCATTCTTGGAATCGTACTTACGCACCACATCAATTAGCTTGGCATTCGGATCTGCTCTCAAGACTGCAGCTGCCCCACCTGGTCCAAGCAAGTGACCTAGATACTGCTCATGTGCCACCGGCTCACGGCCAAGACTTTTACGCATAGAAGCATTGGCATTCTTGATGTGCTTCAAGCCCTGGCGAATCTGTTCATCAATATTGGTACGGTCACCACCGCCCTGACCCTTCCATGTCTTGTCGAGAATCTGGAACAGACCATGTGCAGATGAGGTCGGATTCTTCGCTGTGTGGTCGAATTTACCGCCTGTTTCAATGTGAGCAATAGTAAGTGCCACCGAAGGATTCACACCCTCCATCTGCGCTTTACGTGCGATAGATTTGGCATTGGTAGGCAAAGCCATCGTATCGTAATTAACTGGCTTCTGCTTTTCCTCACCCTTAACCGGATGCACTACATTGACAGGTCGGCCCATGCGGATTGCTTCTACTGAAGCATCTAGGTTTTTATAATGATTATTTTGCTGAACTGGATCGGCTGCTTTGACTGGTGCTAGTGTTTCTTCAAATTCCAATTCATTCAAAACCAGTGCTGCACGTTCCCGGTCAATTTCAATTTCCAGCTGCTCGGGTGATTTGTTCAGATAACGACTGGCCCCACGTGCTGCACCAAAAAACAGGGTATTCAGTAGCAGATCTGTGCCGATGGTTTCAGCATTGACTTCGTATTTCTTCGCCTGTTTTTCGTAACCTTCTGACTCAAGTATCTCACCAGATACAGCTTGGCCACCCTGGGATAATGCAGTTGCCCCACCGACAGACAATATGCCGTCTTTAATTACACCGCCTGTGCCTTTAAAACCATAGGACATAGGCAAAGCAGTAGCAGCTGCCGCCACTACACCATCCGTTAAAGCGACTTTGGCCGCTGTTTCGCTATCCACACCATCGCGTGTCAGATCACCATAGACATAATGGGTTTCGGATGCACCGGTGACAGCTGCTGCACCGGCCACGCCACCAACGGCGCTACCAGTTACAGCACGTGTAGCATAGTCGCCCAGACTGAATGCAATATTGCCGATGGTACCGGTGTTTTCTTCATCCTTCAGATAGTCGATAGACTCATACACCAGATCATCACGCGCCTTTTGTTTCTGTTCCTTGTAGACAGAATATGGCTCGATAAATTCTTCTGTGCCTACGTCCTTAAATGAATAGCCAACACGATCCACCACGGCGTCAATAGGTGCGGTAATCGTATCTGCCACTTTAGCAAAGCCCGCACCCATACCTCGCACCGGTGCAGCCAACTGGAACAGCCCACTGGATTCTTCTTTGATCTGGGATTTATGCGCAATACCTTTAGCATTGACTGCATCGACCTGCTTCTGTTCTTCGTCTGTATATTCAGATAACCAGTTACTCATTACTTGGTCACTCCATCAGGCATGTTGAGATAGAACAGCGGTGTGCCACGTTCATTGATCAAGGCATAACGGATTACGCCATTTGGCCCTCTTGCAGCTTCACGGCGTAAGCGCAGATCGCGCACTTCGCTTTCCGACATCTTGTACTTTTGAGCAATCGCAGCAAAGCGTGTATCCAGAATGGCTTCAAAGCGTTCATCTTTCATGCCGTATGGTTTAGATACTTTCCATGTTTTCTGATTGCCGAACTTCACGCCCTGCTCATAAACACCACCAGTGGCCATGCTTAGGGCTGCACTGGTGATCTCTTTACTAATGTCGTCCTTATCCTTGTGCTGATAACCATCACGTTCGGTTAGGTGTGCATAAATTGACTTGAATGCAGCGTAGGTCATATTGGCTGTGCCACCTGTAACGGTATTGCCTACATACTTATTAAACTCGGCTTTAAGCAACTCATCCTTAGGCATCATCATCTGTTTGTTTTTCAATGCCTGATTACCGGAAATGATCGCCGTTGCGACATCCTCACCCTTTTCAGAACGGTAATTATTAGCACGTGCCACACCTGCCATCAGGTATGAATTATCACCACCACCCAATTGTTTAATTGCAGCTGCCCAGATCCGGCTGCCATTCGGCACGCCTTTTGATTTAGTAATGAAAGTGCTAATGGTGTTTAATTTTTCATTCACACTTGAATTTTCAAAAGCCTGTTTAACCTCTGTTAGATCTTCAGATGCAATCGGCTTAATAGCTAAATTAGGATCTTTCAAGGCAAACTGACTGACGGCGTTTTCAATCGCTTTATCAGCAAATGAGCCTGGATCTGTTTTTAATTCCATGCCTGTGAGCTGGTGTGTCTGCAATCCTGCTTCACGCACAGCCTGATTCGGGTTTTCTTTCAATGTCTGCTTTTTCTCATTGAAGATAGATTCATACACACCTAAGATCTTTTCTTCATTCACAGCATCAGTGGTAGTGCTGTTCTTAGCACGCGCCTTCTGCTCATTAATTCGCTTTTCCTGTTCTGCAGTAGATAATCGGCTGAACATCTGAAAGTTGTTAGACTGTGATTTATAGAAATTATATTCAGCTTCGTGCTCAGTACCCTGTACTGCAGATCCCATCGTTTGAATGTAATCATCATCTAAAGCACGGCCTGTCAGCACCTGAGATTTAAACTCGTTCAGGGCTTTACCCGCCAGCTGCACACGCTTATTTTCTTCGACCTCAACCTGTTTATTGATTGCATCGATCCGGCTCAGTGCCTGCGCTTTTTTCTGCTGCAGTGTTGGACCATCGGTATAACCAAAACCGCCGTTATCCATTTCAGTGACTAGCTGCTGCAGGCTAGCTGTATCCTTGTTTTCGATTGCTGCAGTAATACGGCCATCAATATCTTGCAAATCTCGGGAACTTTCGTATTTGTTTAGCATTTCCTGTTTTTGTGCTTCAGGAAGATTCAGGCTTTGAATATTTGATTCGATATATTCACGACCTGCCTTACGATCCATACGTGTACCAATATCCATATAACGTTCAGCAAGTACTTCGCCTTTGCGGTTATCAGCACTTAACTGTAACGGCAGAAATGAAGTGGAGTTCTTGGCCACATGATGCGACCAGTAGTTTTCCATCTCATGACGTGCATGCATCGGCATGTCATTTTCAAGTTCTTTATAGCGCTGCTGCGACCAGGTGCTTAAAGTCTTGTTTGCATCCTCAGCCTTCATTGCGCCGTTGGCCACATCGTTTTTAAGCAATGTAACCTGTTCAGACAACTCAGAAGTCAACACGTCATCCAGCTTAACTTTTGCTTCTTTCTCAGCCATCTGATTGCTGTACAGCTCGGCATTCTTGGCCGAGATTTCAGCCTGTTCCTGCTCTTTGTTTTTTTGCTGAGCCATACCAGCAAAAGTCTGACCTAAATTGCCCACCGCCTGCGCCAATTGACCTGTATTGCGCTGTGGCATCTGGATACGTTCAACCTGTGGCATTGCATTACCAAAGTTGCCCATCGGGATTCTAGCCATTATTTCCACCCCTTCGCAGTATTCAAACCTCCGCTGACCGCATTTAAGCCACCAGCAACAAGCGCCGTATTGGCATTTTTACCATATACGCTGGCTTCACCCTTTAAGCGCTGTGAACTGTTATAACCAGTAATCGATGCCATATTCGCGTCATAGTTAGCATCCAGTTCAATCTGATCATTGATTACAACGGCGGTACCCTCATGCACATCCAGGCCATTTTCTGCAGCTGCTGCACGTGCACGGCTCTGTGCCTTATCCTTTTCCTTGCGGATGCGCTCGGCTTCTAAACGACCACGTGCCAACTCTGCTTCCGCATCAGCATTCGCCTGCTTCTGCATATACTTGTTATTTTGATGATCTGTATAACCTGCATATAGGGTTGATCCTACTGTAGCGACAACGGCTACTGCTGCCCAAGACATTATTCAATCTCCTTTACTTTGCCCGGTAGGGATGCAAGGAATTGATCTATTTCCTCATCAGGCACAATCACCTGCTGTTCGATCTTTTCCAGGTCGGTTTCTTCTGTGGGGTGTACGGTGATCCATGAACTGTCCTCATGAAAATAACCAATGCGTTTGGTACCTGGCATGGATTTCAGTACACATGGTGCAGTCATCAATTGAATGCCGTCCTCTGTGGCCACAGTTAGCGAACCTTTGAGCAGAATATTCATATGCTCGGTACGATGCATCTTGCTCACGACCAGTGTTCCAGCTGCTGCATCCATCTGACGCATATATACACCTGGTGCAAAGTGATGCTGCACTGGCACATCGATCAAATCCGGACTTTGTGAAAGCTGATCTTGTACACCACGGACTACATCGATATATGTCCGGCTCTGTACATCCCCGAGGATTCGCGCCAGTAGTTCGGTATTGTCTGCAGGAATAACTTCATTCATGTTTAAAGCTCCATGTCCAGTAAGGTGCCATGCTCTTTAAATCCAAAATGGTTATAGAGTCGGATGCATCCCTGAGTATTAATTCCAGTGGTGGTACCACACTGAACGCGACCTGCATTCATGTGTTTGGCCCATGTAATAAACGTGTCAATCAGGTACAAGGCAGCACGTGTAGACCGATATTCGGGCTTGACGTAGAACACTTGTTCAAAGGCAATGACCTGATTGTTGAACCAGTCTTTAGTAGTCAGGCAAACGATACCGCCTGCAATTTCATGATCCTGAACAGCCACAAATACCGTACCTGCACCCTGAATCACTTGGGACAGGTTTTCAGTCAGTGCCTGTTCATCCAGTTCACGGTTGGCATAGTTCGGTGCTTCCTGGATAAATTGCCGGGCTATCTCCAACAAATCCGGCAGATCATCTAGTGTGGCTGGGCGCACAATCATGTTATTTCTCATTAATTGACAACTGCATGGTGATAGCTTGCAGGTGAAATGGCAGAGGTTTGTTGTGTGTAATAATTAAAGGCACTTTGTGCAGGTCTTCCCAATGCCCGCCTTCAATCAGGTGATAGCCGGTGTATGGTTTTTTGTAGTCCAGTGGATTGTCATCAAAAGAGAGTGTTTCAATCAGCTCGCCGTTAATTGACGCCCCTAGCGTTTTATTAAAAAAGAATGCTGTCCGGTCTACCTTTGCTTTATGCAGCATGCTCGACAATGGCGCTTGATTCAGTTCCGGCGGGAACAGTTCAGCCACACATTCAAAGGTCTGGCCAAAAGAAAGTGTTTTGCCCACCAGATCTGCATCAACCTGCAGGTTACTTCCTGCATCTTCACAAGCAATCTCGGTCACGGTGTCATTTTCAGCGTAATAGCATGCAATGTTATTTAAATGATTGAACTGTGCTTTATTCACTGTGTTTGCAGTCAGATTGATATTTAGCTGGGCATCGGTGTAAGCATTGAAAGAAAGTTCTTCCAGATAGGTACTGCCCTTACGTTCAACCAACATGAATGCCTGATCAGATCCTAGCGCTGTTGGTAATGAACAGATACTTTTGACTGATCCACCAAAGTCATGCTGTGCCCATGCAAGCACTTCCTGATCACGGTTAAAGGTGATTGACGCCACCTTGCCATCACCCAGCACACACCACACGATTGATTCAGGCTCTTGCTGATAGGTAATTTCATTAATACCTTGATGCTCTTCACCAATATGAGAAGCCAGTGAGCTAATCTCTGGTGATACCAGACCATCCACTTCATAACGATACGTTAAAGCACGCATACGCTCACCACCACGTTGTACAAATAGCAGCTCATTCCCCACACGCTCTGGACGTGTTACCGCATAGGCCCCATATGCTGAATGTTCAATAATATTTACAGTGGTTGGTGTCAGGCCGCCATCTGAATCGACCATGAATTCACCGCCTGAAGTTAGACACACTACGCCACGCTGTGCTTCAAGAAATAAAATTGAATTGGATAAACCTGATGCCGAAACGATACTGAATGCATCACTATCTTCTGTGGTTTCAAGAAAATTACCGTTTGCTCCAACGGCACTAAACCAGATTTTGTTAGGTGCTTTTTTCGTGTTGGCCAGAACTAAACGCTGTTTAAAATAGGTGCAGCAACGTGGATAACCATCTATAGCATTGAATGCCGGTGGCAATATCCCCCATGAGCGTTCAATCGCCTTGATATCTGCATCCAGTTTCTTAACTACCTCTCCCTCTACGCTATTTTCGTTGATAAACCGGGTAATTCTGATAAGCCCGCCATTTACCTCGATATAACTACCGACATCATCTGCAGAAAAAACATCGCTACCAGAGGACGCCAATAGATGCCAGTAGGTAGGCTCTGTTCTTGGATTCTTGCCTGTACCAGCCAAAATAGCCTTGTAGTATTCAGTGACGGTTTTTTGCCCCCAGCCATTCGGAACAGTGTAGGTAACCCTGACTTCATCATCCACAGCATATGACGCCACATTACTCCATGGAGAAGTAGCGTCGACATTGAACGTTACCCGCACACCGAGTTCTTTTGAGCTTGGCTTGCCCTTGCGGAATGGGTATCTGGCATTCTCAGAGTTAACAGGTTGATGATCAAAATTAAAAACTGAAAATAACCAGTTCGCAAATTCTTCATCAGAACGTAAGCGCTGCACTGGATGAGCACTATGCGTAATGAACATTTCAAAACGGTACTGTACATACTGAATATCTGGTAGCTGTGAGTCGGCATAAGGTGTATCAAGCGTTGCTACAACTTCCCGGGTACGTGGGCAGTAAACCATTACGCTGAGATGCTTGAAGATCAGCATGAATACGCTACTGGAATTCACAATGAAGGGAATTAGCCGGATAGCACCCGCCATCAAACCACGGTTAAACGTACCAGGACGTTTACGCACCCCACCTTCAACCAGCGGAAAAACATTCTGCAATCGTTTTGCGCCGTTGGAGTACTGCTGAATATCAGTCCGGGTATACAGTGCAGTTGATAATTCACCTGCACTGAAATTGTTTTTCATCACAACAGTTTTCATTGATAGCGCACTCCCATCAGATTCGATTGAAAGTCAGCTGCAAAGTCTTGTGCTGGACGTTCCTGACCATTGATGGCACGTGCCTGCTTGAGCATATTGTTTAGTTTTTGCCATGCACTGTCTGATTCAGCCTGGCTGCCTGTGATCGGCTTGGCTAACTTGTGCACCAAGTACAGCACCATGCATTCAGCAAACAATGAATCCCACAAATCCTCATTATCTTCATCAGCCACATACTGCAGGTTGATCAGATTGGTATTAGCCAGGATATGGCGACCTTCAATTTCATAATTCTCAACACCAGCACTGATGACGCGCACAAAGTCGTGTGGCAGTGGAAAGGAATTGTGATAGCCAAAGGTGGGATGTGTGCTCACTGGTGCCAGTTGCGTACGTTTCTTGGCGAATGACCAAGGATGCATCCGCAATAAAGCCTTGCGTGTAGTGTCGTAGATCGATGCACAACGGCGTGCATTTTCGTTATTGTCGTCAAAAGACAGGATTGACTTAGCCCCGATCAGGCTTAGCGCTTCATTGCAGATGGATACGTTTGTAGAAGTCATAAAAAAGCCCTCAAGTTTTAATGATCTTGAAGGCTCTCTTGGTTCGGTTTGTTGGGTGTTAGAATTGGTTGTCTAGCTGGGCTTGATGTAGCTTTTCTTTCAACAGATAACCTTCGAGCATCCAGATCTTATCACGGGCATTTTCATACGCAATTTTCTGACCGATCAACTTGTCAAAGTTTTCAGGGCTTGCACATGCAGACTCGCCAGTAACTGTGAATCCATTTTCAAGTGACAAAATGCAGATTGTTAATTGTGGCGATCCACAAGTTTTGTAATCATCTGCACAGTAAGCAAGGTCAAATTTATCACCCGTAATGTAGCGAATGGCTTTGATTTTTGAATCAATATGATCAGGCGTTAAGCGTGGAGCATTAAGGCCTTTGTCTTGAATTTCTTTTTCGATTTGCTGTTCTGAATTGCTCATGATTTTATTCCGATTTAATTATTAAAAAAGACCCGGTATCCCATGCCCAAGATACCGAGCCAAGACCCTACCAGTTAGACAACGAAGTCAATCGCAACGACTTTCTTCTCGTTTGCACGACCAGCTGCAAGAGAATGCACACCACCAACCTGTTTGATGTTTTTCTTGTCCGCACGTGTCGTGATATCGAAGCCAGTGATATCCGCTTCACCGAAATGGATTGCAGATCCACAGTAAGCAACGGTACGAAGTTCACCCACCGCAGCACCTTGACTTAATTTTTCGTATGGAATCCAGTTGAAGCCCATCCATTTGCCACCAACACCACCTTCCTGAATCATCTTGCCGGCCATGAAGTCAGCAGATGTCAGTGTGGTATCACCTAAGATTTTCTCCATCATTGCAGACGTATACAGGATGTATAACTGTTCGCCGTTGTGCTCATCACACTCGTTGGCACGGAAGATGGATTTTGCTTTGATGATCTTGCTTTTCAGGCTGCCACTGCCAAAACCTGAAAGGATCAACTGACCCGCTGGTAATGCGGTTGGTGTGGTGGTTGCTGTGCCGTTATCCGCAACGCTTTTACGGCTGATAGTACCGATTGCCGCCTGATAAATGATGTCATCGATTTTGCGGTTTTTCGCGTTATACAGCAGCTTGATATATTTATCGTTTGGATGCGCTTTCAGCTTTGGAATATCGCGTGATTCGATTGGAATGAACAGGTCAAAGTCATTCATCAAGACGCTACGTGTGCCAGCATCAGGAATCGTCCAGGTAGTATCACCGAAACGCGCACCAGAAGCCGCCATTTCAACCTGACCCATATCGTTAATGGTGAATGATTCACCTACGATTTTCCCGCGATTCACTACGGTTTTTAATAGACGGCTTTCGTTTTGCTGTGATGCCAACTCATAGTTGTCATGGAACTGCTGAACAAATGCCGCCGTGATTTTGTTTTCATTGACGATAGGCATACATTACCCCTTATTTGTATTGCTTCTGATAGAAGTTCTGGACTTGAGCAAAGACACGCTTATGATCAGGGTGGCTTTCGTTCAAATACGCTTCCGACTTCATTAATGATTCAACATCTACGCCCCCAGTTTGTTGTGTGTTAGAAGGCGGTGTATCTTCCTGGAGCTGTGAACCAAAGTAGGCAGCCATCTTCAGCACCAGTGGA